TTAAAATTCTAAAATTGATCCATCTTTTTTCTTTACATGGATAATTTTTACTTGTTCTTCTTTCTTAATTTTTAGAACTTCTTCCTCTAAAAGAAATGCGTTCAAATTGTCTTTTATATTATCTAAAAATGCAATGTTATTTTTATTACATTGACAAGTTGGGTTTTGACCAACCTTTTGATAGATGTCACAATAAACTGGAAATTGTCCGTCATTTCCTTTTAAGTTATAGGAATGTATAATAACGACCAGTTCCCAATGGTGGTCAATCAATAATATATCTTTATCTTTATTTAATTCTTCACTCATGTTTAGACAATATGTTTACTATCTTATAGTATACCAGACTTGATATATAAATTAAAGCAAAAAATTTATATCCTACAAAAAAAGCTGTAATAATCGAAAACCAAAAATTTATACAAAATGGGCATGTTGCCAATCTAATAAAGAAAGAATCATAGTTTAATTTTAAAAAATTAATAAATCCAATATCTAGCCCTGCTTTACAGGAGTCATCATATTTTTTGATAATTTTATTTATAAAAGGAAAATATTTAAAATACTCTATAAAGGCGTTGGTTTTAAACCAGATCAATAATGCTAATGTATTAAAAAAAGAAAATATAAGTGCGTCTATCATTATTCTGGCCTCTCTGGTGAGTATGATTGTTTTCCATCAGATCTTAAAGATTTTGAATACGTATAACTATTGTTATTCATAGCTTCTTGTTCGCTGGTGGCTCTAGTATTTATACTATTTTCTTTTTCGCTAATCCGATTATAATTTACATTCTGTGCTTCTATTTCTTGTTGATTATTTTTTCTCCAATCTAGATTTGATATATATCTATCTGGAAACTGTCTTGGATATACGCTATTCGTTGATGTTGTCCTGTAGACTCCCCATTGTTGAGAGCTAGTATAGGTATTTTGTTTGCGGACTATATAAGTAGGAAAAATTCTATGAAAAATGGTATTAGTGTTTAAACTATCATATAGCCAATATTCGTTCTCATTCATTTTTCTTATAGTCATTGAAGGAAATTGTCGTGGATATACGCTATTAGTTCCAAATGTTCTTGTAATTGTAGCCTCTTCTCTTTGAGCGAAAGAATAGGATGTTGAAAAGAAAATAGTAAGTATTAAGACTTTAATCATTCGACTCCTTTCCATCGAAATCAAATAAAACGATTGGGTTAATTATTATATTCGCTATCTTATCTCCGATGTATATATCTATTCTAGTTCTCTCGCCTAGAAATCTTTCATTGTCTGTCATCATGTAAGGACTCTTTGGCATATTACCATTAGTTACCATAATAAGCAATTCTTTTTTTTCTTGGGGAAGAATGATATCTTGAAAAGCGTAAAGTCCATTTCTAATATAATTTTCTTTTCTTGGAAGAATTAACCCTATATATCCCTCTGGTATTTCTATTTCTATAAATGTCCTAATTAGTTTTCTTTCTCCTGGAGATATACAACATCTTTCTCCGCTAGAAATACTATATATAGAATTCTTAAATTCATTCGTAGGTTTTTTACCCTTGTCGTATAAAGACTTAAATTTAATTAAAGGATTCATATCGAATTAAATCTATTTTATGAAATTCAAATATTTTTTTACAATTATTATCTTTTTCATATTCTTCCATATATATTACTTTTGATATATTTGTTGAAGCTATAATATTGGCGCAACTTGAACAAGGAAGTAATGTTACAGCTAATAAATTCGCCTTATTTACATCAACATTAGATAAAGCGTTTACCTCCGCATGAATAATATAGTTTCGTCTATTATCTCGATCATTCCAAAATGTTTCGTTTTCGGATTGACCAGCTCTTATTCCATTATAACCTACGCCTAATACCTTACCATTTTCATCTAAAATACAAGCTCCAACTTTTTTGTGTGGATCTTCTGATCTTTTAGATGCAACTATAGCAATCTGCATTGCCATATCTTCAAAAGAGATACGTTTCATTTTGATTTCACTGATAAACCAATAAACACGAAAGTCGCCATGATTAAGATTATCGTCATATAAATATTATGGCATAATTTTTGGAAAAAGGCAAGTATTTTTATATCATATATATGTATGACTATAGTCGAGGCGGCTAATAAGCTATTAGAGCATTTTACTAAAAAAGATTCTTTTTCAATGGATACGGATTATATTGATTTAATGCAGTTATCTGAAACACCAGAGGAAAACAAGGTGACTTTTATTTTAGCTCTTGAAGATTTAGAGAAGAATGACTTTATTAAAAGTTATACTCAAGGAAAAAAGAAAATATATATATTAAAAAAACCACTAAACTCTTTTGAACAAAATATAAATGTTGGAGGTTTTACTTGTAATATGATAGCCAAAGTCATTAATGATTTTTGTGATAAAATAAAAGACAAGAGAGATTACTGCGATTCTAGAGGTATTACAGAAAAAGATATAAGAAATCTAATGTTTATTGCTACTATGCAAAGTGAAAACGGTAATGAAACTAAAGTGGAATAGCTTGACTAACAAATAAATATAAGATAAAATCTGTTAATGCTTAATAAAATCATTGGCGTATCTGGTTGTGCAAGATCAGGAAAAGATACTTTTTTTAGTATATTAAAAAAATATATACCAGAAATAGAGCAAGTAGCCTTAGCTCAAGAACTCAAAAAAGATTTAGATGAGTTCGTAAAATCAAAGATTGGAATATCTGTATTTACAGATGAAACAAAAGATAAAAGTTTAATTCGTGGTTTAATGGTAGAATATGGAAAAATCAAAAGACAACAAACAGAAGGCACATACTGGACTTGTTTAGCTCAAAAGAAAATTAACGATATATTAAGAAGTGATAAAATTCCAGTTGTTACAGATGTAAGATATGATATCTATCCAAAAGATGAGTTCTTTTGGTTAAAAGAGCAAAATGCTGGAGTATTAGTTCATATAACACGAATGTTCGGAGACGATGAGATTCCTCCAGCAAATGAAGAAGAGTCTATCAATAATGAAAAATTAAAAACTAAAGCGGATTATTCTATAAAATGGAATACTGTTGATCCTACTCAAAACGCCATCCAAGATCATTCGCTTAATGAAATAGTTAAAGGATTTGTAAAATTTTATGATAAATTTAGAAAATAAAACCGATCTACAACTTATTCGTAGAGTTCAAAACAAAAACTGCGAAGATAGTTTAAAAATATTAATCGCAAGACACAGTCCTTTATGTTATAAAATCTATAAAAAATATGTTCCATCTTTTAATGTAAAAAATATAGATTTGAATGAAATTTATCAACAAAAAGATTATGTTATATATAAAACTATTATGTCTTTTAAATCTAATAAAAAAGTTAAATTTTCAACATGGTTAGGGAATCAAATCAGATATCAATGTTTGAACGCTATAAATAAAAAAGAAGACATAATCTACTTAGAACAAAGCGAACTTCAGTATCTTATAGACAAAAATGTAGAAGATAAGACAAGTAATTTAGTTGAACTAAAAGAGTATATAATAACTTTATTAGACCAATTGAGAGACGATAGAATATCTAAGATATTTAATATGAGATATTTTCAAAATACATCTAGTCAAACTTGGACAAAAATTGGTAAAAAAATGAAAATGAGCACTCAAAATGCGATTAATCTTCATAATAAAGGCGTGCAAATTTTAAAAAATAAATTGACAAGTAAGGATTTGTTTGATAAAATATAAAGATAAGGAGAACAAAATTAAAATGAGTGAAAATAACAAAACTGATTGGTCAAAGCTAGAGCTAGGTGCTCTTTGGAAGAGAAAGAGCGCAACTCAAACATATCTAAGCGGATATATTAAGGTTGATGAACTTGGCACTCAAAAGGAAGTCAAAGTAGTCGTCTTCTCAAATAAGAGCAAGAAGGATAACGAGAAGGCTCCAGATTTTAGAGTATATCTATCTGAACCAAGAAATAGCAATTCTGACGCTGCTGCAAAAACTCAAGTAAAGAGTCAAGCAAAGCCAGTTCAGAAGAAGGCTACTGTATCAGTATCTGAGTCTGAAGACGAAGATATTCTGTGAGTAAAAATCTAGCATTACATTTACCTGTCAATGCTGTAAGTTTCGGGCAGGTTTCAGTTGGTATTCTTAGAGAATTCTACAGAAGAAAGCTGGAACCTTGCCTGTTTCTTATTGGAGATCAAGCAGATTTGAGCGTCTACAACTCCGATTCTGATTTTACAAAATGGATACAAAATGGTATAAATAAAGCTCTTAAAGATCATAAAAGATCTGATCCTATTTTTAAATTATGGCACTTGAATGGCTCTTTAGAGAGCTATAGTGATAGACAAATATTATTGACATTCTATGAATTAGACTCTCCAACTCCACAAGAGATAAATATTATTAAGAATAATAGTAAAGTGTTAGTCTCTTCTGAATATACCAAAGAAGTTTTTATAAATGCAGGATTAAATAACGTAGAATATCTCCCTTTGGCATTTGATAAAGATAGTTTCCATGTAAAAAATAATGCTAATATTCTAAATGATAGAATTACTTTTAATGTTGTGGGTAAGCTAGAACGCAGGAAGCATCATGCTAAAATTATTAAATCTTGGGCAGAAAAGTATGGAAATAATAAAAATTATTACTTAAATTGTTCTATATTTAATCATTTTATTAAAATGGAAGATCAGCAAAAATTACTAGCTGCACTTTTAGATAATAAAAAATATTTTAATATAAATTTTTTAGGGTTTATGCCTAACAATAGTATCTATAATGATTATTTAAATAGTGGAGATATTATAATTGGTATGAGTGGTGGAGAGGGATGGGGCTTACCAGAATTTAATAGTCTATGCCTTGGCAAACATGGAGTCATTCTAAATGCTCACGCCTATAAAGGTTGGGCAAATGAAAAAAATTCTATACTTGTTAACCCCAATAGCAAAGCAGAGGCTTATGATGGAATGTTCTTTAAAAAAGGTTCTCCATTCAATCAAGGGAATATTTTTGATTTTGATTATAATGAATTTCTAAAAGCTTGCGATATAGCTATTGAAAAAGTTAAAATAAGTAGAGTTAATCAAGAAGGCTTAGAGCTTCAGAAAAAATTTACATTTCAAAAAATGGTAGATACAATATTAAGTTATGCCTGAGTATCTTTATCAACATCCCAAAACTGAAGAAGTAAAAAGCATTATTCAAAGCATTCATGATAAGCATGAATATATTGATGAAAAAGGGGTGACTTGGAATAGAATATTTACTGTTCCTCAAATGGGAGTTGATACAAAAATGGATGCGGGAACAGACTCTAAATCTTTCTCAGAAAAGACTAAAAATAAAAGAGGAAGTTTAGGAGACCTTTTCGATCAGAGTAAAGAATTATCTGAGGCTAGGAAAAAAATGTACGGAAAAGACCCAGTCAAAAAGAAATATTGGGATGACTGGAGCAAAAAGCGTAAAGGTAAAAAACATCCAGAGATGTTTAAAGATTAAATTTAAACAAAATTTAAATCTAATTCTATTTTATTTACAGCTTGTCCTCTGTCAAATCTTTTAATAAAATTTGTTCCTTGTTTTGGCATTTCAGCGAAATAAGATTTACCACTTTTTAAGCTAATCTTAATGTGATCTGCTAAAACAGAAACAGTTTTTAATGTACGAATACTATCTTTAAGAGAACGAGCTATTGCACAGTTTTCTGGATTGGCTAATTCGCCTTCTTTAATATTCTTATTTGTTACTGCTATATGTTTTTTCATTCTTTTACCTCCTCTATTTTATACTCATAGTTATCATTGTCTTCTGTTGCCCACTTTGGACAATTCTCTACTGTATAAATCTGTGTATTTACTTTTCTTTCAATTAAATTTTGTCCTTGTTTTGTAGCAAAATTAGGATCATATAATCTAATTCGATTATTAGGTTGAATAGCAAAATTACCATTATCCAGTTGAATTACATGACCACATTTATGTTGATCTGGATGCTCACTAAAACCGAAGTTAATTTCATTAAAATCACTATGAGCCCAATCAAGAGTAAATAAATAAGTGCCAAGATATTCTTTACCACTTCTCGATAAGAATTTCATTTTTTTATTTTGAAATAAAGAGAATTTTGTAACTGCTATATGATAACTAAAACTATCCCATAGTTCTAATTCATGTAAATCTTGTTCTTGTATTCCTTCTTTTGTGCAAAACGCGCTAATTGGTGCATGCCACCATATTCCGCCATCTTCCATTAAAAAATTAAAAAGCGGAACTTGACTTGGTAAACTAGTTACTCCAAAAATAAGACAAGGAAAATATTTATCATGTGAGTCTTTTTGATTTCTTAAGTAATTTCCACGAACAAAACATTCAATTGGAGGGATATTAGCGTTCAAAAATGCCATTGTTAATTTATTTACACATTATTTAATATTCAGTGTAAATATCGCTGTAAAGTTTAATGTCTAAAAAACACAAGCAAAAGTCACAAGATAAGTCGCCAGTTGTTCCTCAAAGAGATAAAATTGAAGGTTTCTTAGATGTTCGTGATCTACAATGGACAGATAATCAAAAAAAATTTATAGAATTAATACAAAATAAAGAGACAAAAATCGTATTCTGTAAAGGTCCAGCAGGAACCGCTAAAAGCTTATTATCAGTATATTCTGCATTGAAGGCTTTGAACGAGAAGAAAATAGGTGAAATATTCTATATCCGTAACCCTGTGGAGAGTTCTACGCATAATCTTGGATTTTTAAAAGGGGATTTACATAGCAAGTTAGATCCATATCTACAACCATTAATGGATAAATTGCATGAATTATTGCCTAAATCTCAGGTTGAAAGACTGCTTAAAGAAGAAAGAGTCAAAGGATTACCAGTAGGCTTTCTAAGAGGACTTAGTATTAATGCTAGCTATATTATATGTGATGAAGCTCAAAATTTAAGTATTCATGATCTATTATTAATAACTACCAGAATGGGAAGATTTAGTAAATTAATATTAATTGGGGACATAAGACAATCAGATATCAAAAATAGTGGTTTTGAAAATGTATATGATTTATTTGAGGATAAGAAAAGCAAAGATAAAGGTATACATACATTTAAGTTTGGTACAGATGATATTATGAGAAACAATGTGCTTGCTTATATTATTGAAAAGTTTGAAGAATTATCCGCTAAAACCAATACACGCAAATAAACTTTAAAATTAGAAAAAGATATATTAAAGGTATATAATTTTACATATGCCAAAAATATATTGTAGTAACTGTGGGAATGCTATACAATATAGCGATATTAAACCTAATTTTTGTCAAAAATGTGGAACTAATTTAGGCTCTGGAAAAACACAAATATCTGCTCAACCACAGATCGAAATCATTCAAGAGACTAAACCCAAATTAAACAATTTAAATTGGGATATAGAAATAGAAAAGCCAAAAGGAGTCAAACTCAAAGATCTTGCTAAAGGTGAAAAATCAAATTTTGAACCAAGACAGAATGATGAGAATACTTCTAAAGAAGAATTTTTAAAACAATTTCAAAAAGAAGCAGGTACTTTACGCAGGGGTAATCAAGATTACCAAGCTTCTGATGATGGTTATGATGATGAAGAACCAGAAGATGCGTGAAAAAACCAACATTTGAAACTAAGTTCAACGAAATAAACATCGAAATCTACAAGCGAAAGCATAAGTGGAATTTAACTTCACTTGCTTGGATGGACTTTGATGATGTTGCGCAAATTTTAAGAATACATATTCATAAAAAATGGAGCATGTATGATCCAAAACAACCTCTTGCTCCTTGGATTAATAGAATTGTTAGTAATCAAATTAAAAATCTTATCCGTAATAACTATGGCAATTATTCTAGACCATGTTTAAAATGTGCAGCAGCAGAAGACGAAGAACATTGTAATATCTATGGTAAGCAGTGCAATTCTTGTCCTCTTTACGCAGCTTGGGAGAAAAATAAAAAAAATGCACATGATACAAAACTGCCTCTTGCTTTAGAGAATCATACAAAAGAAGTTCATGAAATGCAAGATGGTAAAATTAATATTGAAGAGAGCGCAAAAAATATACATCAAAAAATGCAGCAAATTCTTAAACCTACTGAATGGAAGGTATATAAACTTTTATATATAGAACATAAAGATGAAGATCAGGTCGCTGCTAGCATGGGTTATAAAACTAATGAAAAAAATCGTGCTCCTGGATATAAACAAGTACAAAATATTAAGAAAGCTATAATGATAAAAGTTCGCAAATACATATATAGTGATGAGATCGATATAAGATGAATGATATAATTTTAACTGACGAACACAAGAAAAAAGTTTTAGAAGAATGGAATTCTCGTCCTTCTAATCCTCCTTCATTAGCGGAACTTACTAAACTTATATATGGTGAAGGATTTGATGGTAGAAGTCAGCAAGGAAAATTAATTAAAAATTATCTTGCTTCTAGACAAATTGTGCCAAAGAAAAGTCATGAATATGAAGCTAAGGGATTAATTGAACTTACTGATGAGCAAAAAGAATATATAAGTAATAACTGCCCAACTATGACCGCAGTTGAAATGGCAAAAATTATTTTTAAAAATAATGAGCTTACAAATTTAAATCAAGAAACAAGAAGCGTTGGAGAATATCTTAAGACTTTAGATTCAAAGGTTGTGTATTCTAATCCAAATGAAATACCAGAAGGAAATTACAAGCCACCAACAACTCAAAACAGATGTCTAGCTAGAATTAACAGATACGTTCATGAAGGAATTGATGAAGCAAAATTAACTGGCAAGCAAAAAAGAGATATACAATCTTTAATTGGTTATCTTCATACTTATAGATTCCTTCATCAGATTAATACATATCAAGACGAAAGCGAAAGAGAGCTCTTTGAAAGTAGTTTTATTAGATATACATTTGATAAAAATGATTTAACTCAAGAAGAAGTTGATCAATATATTGTGCTTGCTACAGAAGTAGTTATATCTTCTAATATTCAAGGGACAATTCAAGCATTACAACTTCAATTAGATTCTGCTGTTGAAGCTGGCGAAAAAATATCAATGTCTCTTGTAGAAGCTATTAGCACAGCAAGAAACGAATACAATCAAAGCGTTGGCAGACAACAAAAATTATTGAGCGATCTTAAAGTTAAAAGAAGCGAAAGACTTAGCAAACAAGTAAAAGAAAATGCATCAATATTAAATCTTGTTGAACTCTGGAAAGAGGAAGAGAGTCGCAAAGAAATGATTAGACTTGCAGAGATGCGTAAAGAATTGCTAGCTAAAGAAGTAGAAAGACTTAGTACCATAGATGAAATAAAGGCTAGAATTATGGGCATATCTAAAGATGAAGTCTTGAACGGATGAAATGCAAGTCCAATGTAAAATTTGTAATGAATTATTTCAAGCAGATAAATTTTTACATCTGCATTTAAAAGCTCATAAAATAAGTACTGCTGAATACTATCAAAGATATTATCCGAGATATGATCTCCGAACTGGAGAAATGATTAATTTTAAAAATAAAGATCAATATTTCACAGATGATTTCAATAATAAAAATAATCTAAAATCTTATGTTAAAACTCTAGGCCAAGAAGAGTTGAAAGAATTCTTAAAGGGATTGTTAGTTAAAAGAAAAGAACGCAAAGACTTAATATATTCGCCTACTCAAGTAGAATTAAGATCTTTGATTATGCCTTCAATAGTAACTTTTAATAAATACAAATTAAATTATTATGCTGTTTGTGAATCAATTGGATTAAAAAATAAATTTAATAACTATGAAGGAGAAGAGATTAAGTTCGAAGAATCTGAAAGATATCAAATAATGGTAGATACAAGAGAGCAGAATCCTCTTAGATTTAAATATCAACAGCAGATTGCTAAATTAGACTTTGGAGATTATACTCTTAATGATCTTGAGAAATGCTGTTTTACAGCAATAGAAAGAAAGAACTTATCAGATTTCATAGGAACAATAAGTGCTGGCTATGATAGATTTAATAATGAGATAGAAAGAGCTAAAAACGCTAATTACTATCTTGTAGTACTAATCGAGGAGTCATTAACAGATGCTCTTTCTTTTAATTATTTGCCTCATATATCTAAGAAGATTAAAGCTACTCCAGAGTTTATATTCCATAGAGTAAGAGAATTGAATCAAAGGTATGATAATATACAATTTGTATTTGCTGATGGCAGAAAAAGAGCTTCTGAATTACTTATTAAAATATTAACTGGTAATTGCTTTCATAAGAAATATGATTTGCAATTATTAGTTGATTTAGGTATAATTTAGTATGTGGCACTGTCCGGAAAAATATACTAAAAAAGATCTTATAGATATTAATAAACAGCTACTTGAAATCCAAGGACCAATGCTGGACAAAGAAGCTAAGATTAGCCTTGCAAAATTTCTTAGAGCAAATCTTGGTATTACGACGGAATTAATTAGTGGAATTAAATTGGCTCCATATCAAGAGGTCAATTTAAAAGCTTTCTTTAATAGAAATTTCAATATGTGCGTTTGGGGACGAGGATGTTCAAAATCATTTATCGCAAGCGTATATTGTTTCTTGCAATGTATATTTGAACCTAATTCTAAAATCTTAATTGCTGGTCCAACATTCAGAACAGCAAGAAACATATTTACTAATCTAGAAAAAATTGTTAATAGCAAAGAAGCTCAACTATTACAACAAGCTTTTGGAGTCAAGAGCAAAAGAAATGATTTATTTGAATGGGAAATTAATGGTGGTAATATTGTGGCTATTCCTCTGAATGGTGAAAAAGTTCGAGGATTTCGCGCTAATGTGCTTGTGCTTGACGAGTTTCTTCTTATACCAGAAGATATTATTAAAAATGTATTAATGCCATTCTTAGTTGCTCCTCAAAATATGAAAGAGCGTATTCAGATCAGAGAAATGGAAGATAAACTAATTCAAGAAGGCTTAATGAAAGAAGAGGATAGAATGGTATTCCCAAATAAATCAAAGATGATTGCATTATCTTCTGCTAGTTATACATTTGAAAACTTATATAAAACATATAAAGAATGGGTTGCAAATATATACTCAGAAGATGCTGTTAAAGATGCAACATATTTTGTGAGTCAAATGGGTTATGAAGCTTTACCAGAAGAGATGGTGGATAAAACTATTATTGAAGAGGCCCAAGCTGGCGGATTAAGTCATAGCGGATTCTTACGAGAATACTGCGCTCAATTTACAGATGGTAGTGATAGTTATTTCTCTGCTAAAAAAATGCATGAATGCACAATACCAGATGGTGATGCTCCAACATCAAAAATATATGGAGATAAAGATAAGAAATATATACTAGCTATTGATCCAAGTTTTAGTAACAGTCCAAGTTCAGATTATTTTGCTATGAGCATAATTGAATTAGATGAAGAAAAGAAAGACGGAATTCTTGTTCATAGTTATGCTGTTGCGGGTGGAGATTTAAAAGACCATATTATTTATTTCCATTATCTTATAACCAAC